GACTGTTCCCGCGGGAGGCTCCTTGTGGCTTGCGCCGGGGTGCTTCCGTCCGCCCCATGCCAGCAATCCTACACCCTATGCCGCCCTTGTCAACCGTCAGCAGTCGTAATCCGTAACGCATCCTCGACAGACCTAGCCACGCCAGCAATCCCGCCTGCTGCTTGCACTGCATCTAGCCACTGCTGTTGCTCTGGTTTGACCCTGCCGGTAGGGGTCTTGACCTCTATAGAGGTGAACACCGCTACCTGCTGACCCACCATCTCAGGGGTGATCGTCACCGTGCGCCAGCCGATTAGGTCAGCGCTGCCCTTGCATAGCCCGAAGCTCACCGGGCGGCCATGCTGGTCACGCAGCGTGCCGGTGTTATTGCGAAACAGCCTGGTGCTACCGGTGCTGCAGGTCAGGCGGATGTGTTGCTGGATGGATTGCTCAGATGGCATACCGCTTAGCCAGTCGCGCCTGGTAGACACGTTCCGCCCATCCTCGCTTGTAGCCGCGCTGCTGCGCTAGTTGGCGTAGGTCCTCGAGGGATTGCGCGGTGCCTTGCTCTTGCTTTTTGCCCCTAAGCCTAACCTTTGACGCCGGCAAATTTTGGTAGGAAACAAACTCATCATTGCCTGGCCAGTTTGCTCCTTTTTTTAACCCAACGGTCACAATGTTTTCAGGTGAAATGCTTAAAACAATCCAGTTGCCAACATCGTTATCTGAGCGCGTCCAATTATCGCCGTACCAAATATTTACTTTTGCGCCTATATGAAGTCCATTATTAAAAACCTCAACCAACTCACCGTCAACCTGCTGCAGCTCGCGTGCCTCAGCGGCGAACATATGGCCGCACTCACCGCACTGCTTAGCTTGGCTAGCCATTGCAGCGAAGCACTGCGGGCACACCTTGACGCTGGGGGCTGCGGAGCGGTCACGCTTGGCTAGGCCCTCCAGCGTCCACTCACGAGGCTCCAAGTGATGGCCGAGCCGGAGCGTATTGCCGACGTGATCCAGCACCACCGCAGCAGCCTTGCCAGGTGATGGCCTAAGGCAACGACCAATCATCTGCAGGTGCAGGCTGGTGCTAGCGGTAGGTCGCAGCAGGATGCAGCCGCCAACGCTGGGGACATCCACGCCCTCACCTATAAGTGCGCAGCTCGTCAGGATGCGTATCCGACCAGTACCTAGCGCCTGCAGCAGATCGCGGCGTTGCTCGCTGGTCATGCTGCCGTCAATGCTGGCGGCTGGGATGCCCGCACCCATGAACAGCCGTGCCACTGCCTCAGCATGAGCCACTGAGCAGCAAAAGGCGATCGCCGTCTGCCCGTCTAGGTGTTTGCGGTAGTGGCTAAGGCAGTCGCCCATGATCGTGCCGATCCGGTGCTCAGCTTCTTTGGTGTCGAAGTCACCCATCCGCTTGCGCAGGCCGGTGGTATCAAACCCCGGCGGTGCTAGCACCCGTGCAGGCGCTAGGTAGCCGTTGTCGGTTAGCCAGGCAGCGCTTGGGCCTTCAACCATTGCCTGGTAGTGCTCGCCTAGGCCGCGACCGTCGAGCCTGATCGGTGTTGCGGTGACGCCCAGCAGGTGCGCTTGGTGGAAGTGCTCAAGCGTGCGTGCCCATGTGCCGGCATTGCTGTGGTGCGCTTCGTCGATGATCACCAACTGGAAAAAGTCACGCGGCAGCTTATGCAGCCTGCGGGCCAAGGTCTGCACGCTAGCCACCTGCACTGCTGCGGATAGGTCCATGGCTCGGTTGGCGGCGATTACCCCATGCGGCATTGGCAATGCGCGGCACGCCTGGTCCAGCAGCTCCTGTCGATGCACCGCGATCAGCACGCGGTTACCTTTGCGGGCGGCGCTCTGGGCAATGTGACTGAAGCACACGGTCTTGCCAGCGCCAGTGGGCAGTACCGCCAGCACCTTGCGGTGACCTAGTTGGTATTGCAGGCGGATGTCGGTTACTAGCTGTTGTTGGTAGGGGCGGAGATTCATGGTTGGATCTCGCACACAATGCAATAGCCGCGTTTTTCGTGTGGCTTAGCTTCCCAGCCGTTCCCAGTTGGCAGTCCCTTTTGCGTTACCGCGCTGGGAGTCAATGAAACGCGAAGCGTATGCGTTTTTTTGCCGAGCCGCTGTGCTGCAACCGCAAGCGGTAATAACTCTGCAGCACTTGCTAACGCCGGCTCAATTGCTGCAGCAGGTATTTCCACTGGCTGCTCAAATGGCAGCTTCCACCAGCCAGTGCCATTTTTGCAAAAGGTAAAAGCAGTGGTCTTGTGCTCTTTGCCCTTTGGCAGCTCCTGGACGCCAAGCTCATCCATCAACTGCCTAGTGCTGATGTGCTCTGCCTTGGCGGCTAGACGCCTAGCCTCGTCGCTCGACTTGAGCACTGACAACGCTTCCTGAACCACTGTGCGTTCCCGCTGGTGCTCGTTGCCGAGGCGCTGACGAGTTTGTTTAACTGTCCACCGCTCTTCGGCAGCCTGCTGCACCGTGGCATCGTCAGCACCACCAGCAGCCAGCAACGCCAACACCTGCGCCGACGATGGCAAATCATAACTCGACTTATGATTTGAAAACCGCTCAGCCACTTGCATCAGCTGAAATGCCCACGGCTGGCTCCACCCAAACTCCGCCTTAACGCAGGCCATGAACTGACCATGTGGCAGCATCTCCTTCATCTCAAGCAGCGTCTGTCCAACTGCAATGATTTGACGACCCGCTTCTGCTGAAAGCCCATGAATGTAACCGACCTTGCCATACAACTCTTGTGAAGTGTTTTCGTCAAGCTGGTTATATCCATCCCAATTGCCTGGCATGGGTCCAAGTTGCTCTGATGCAAAAGCTGCGGCTTGTGGCGAAACACCAGTTACCGCAACAGATTGAACATCAATTACCTGTAGTTGCTCGTTCATTTGGATTGGCTCCCAATCTTGCGCAGCATCCATTCGCGAAATTGCTGATATGTCACTACAGCAAACAATCGATTATCTCGCTCGTGCTTTTTTTTAAAAGCCTTGGCCCATGCCCATGCACGCTCAGACAGCACCGGGCCGTCATAAACAACAATCGTCGGCAAATCAGCGTATTGCGCAATTTGATGGAGAAGATAAAAAAGTTGAACATCTTTGTGGTTTTCACTAAGCCTTGTTGTTGACTCGATGTAAAATCCATTGGAAAGGCGTGGGTCGCCCTTGCATTTCACAGTGCCAACCTTGAAATCAGGGCGTTTCATTTCTCCGAAATCACACATAAATGCTTGCTGCCATTGGGGTGTGTACTCAATCCCAAGATGATCTAATAACGCCTTGATTGTGTTTTCGCCTGTAATGCCAGCAATTGTCGGCATCACGGGAAGCACGTCATTGCCGCCAAGTGAATCAAACGAAAGATCTTCTACTTCAGTAGAAATATCATAAGGAACTGATAATTCAAGCTCAAGGCGTTGCTGACTTGATTGCCAAGTGGAAACTGCTCCGCAAATTTGCGCAGGGCTAATTTTGCCCTTAATAATGTCTGTGTATCGAGGATCTTGAGTATAGGCAAAAGCTTTCATCATTTCACGAAGCTCGCCAACCGCCGGAAACAATGCCTTCATGCAAGGTTCTATAAGTTGTGGCGACCCCTCTTCGCGGCAAGCGTTTTCCAATTCAATGCCAAATCCGGCAATGCTCATCCAAGCCGTTTGCCAGCTACCAACAACAAGTTGGTGTTTTGCAGAAAAAAGGCCCATCAAACGTGATTTTAGCGATTGCGGCGCTTGTTCAAGAAATGTTAAATCGGGCTGATGGATTGCAAGCATACAGATGGCAGGAGGGGCCCCCGGACAATAGCACCCCCCCCCTTGATTGCGCTACACCAGCTCTCCCTGTATATGCGACTCGACCATGCTCAGGTTCTTGGCGGCGCAGTTGAAGTAGCTGGGCTTAAGCTCAAAGCCAACAAACCGGCGCTGCATCTGCAGGCTGACGTAACCCTCGCTGCCAATGCCAGCAAACGGGCTAAGCACCAGATCGCCTGGGTTGCTCCATAGCTGCATCCCACGGCGGATCACCTCAAGCTGCAGCGGGCAGATGTGCCGCTCATCCTCATTAGCCCGTGCGCTGCGGTATTGCAACGTGTCCGATGGGTTGATGTCCATCCATATCGGGCTGGCATACCGCTGCCAGATGTTGATGCTGTCCTTGATCTTGTCGCCAGTCTTAGGCGGTGGATTCTCGCCAGCGAACTCCGTAAACGGGCCAGATACCGGTTCCGGGTTGTCGCCAAGTTTGCGCACCGTTACCAGATAATCGGGGATGCCCTGACGGCTAAGCGCTGAATCCTTA